CTGTGTTTGCAACAACTACTGTTGTTTCACCACCAACTCCTAAAGCTGCTGTTTGTGTTCCTGCTCCTGCAAATCTACGTCTAGCAGTACCCATATTCCCACCAGCTGACCAAGCTTGTAAAAACTCTTCACCCTTCAAAACCTGACTAGTAGAATTATACCAGATCTGTCCTTCTTGAGGATTTGCTGGATCAGTTGAGGTAGACTTGATTAGGTTTCCTCTGATTTCTTTAAAGGTTGTCATTCAACCTCCCTTAATTATTCTTTAGAAGCCAACCTTGAGTTCCATCAGTGTATACTAATGTGAAGCCAGCTCTTTCTGTTGCTACTGTTAAATCTGCTGCGGAACCCTGAATGTTTTCTGAATTTCTGCCGACTGTTAAATTATTCGTATCAAAAGTTCCTGCGTAATCAATTACAGATACTTCATCACCTAAAGTTGGTGTAGCAGGAAGTGTCATTGTATAGGCACCACCATTTGTATTTACAAAATATCCTTCACCAGCTACTGCTGTAAATGTAGTTGTTTTAACTGCTTGCCAATCTGTTCCAGCAGCAATAGTTACTGAAGAACCAAGAGTTGCTGCAACACCATTTATGGTAATAGATTTATTTGCAAGTTTAGCATTTGTAATATTTGCGTTTGAAACTTTTACAGTGGTAACTGCATCTGTTGCAAGTTTAGCTGCAGTGATTGTTCCATCTGCAGGAGTTGTTGGAACTTCAATTACATCTGTTCCATTTGAATATAAAATTTTATAACCTTTATCTGTTGTTGCAAATACAACACCTGAACCAGTAGATGTTTTGAAAGTAACAGTAAATGCACCAGTTGTATTATTATAAATGTAATAAGTTTTTTCAACACCGTCTGGAATAGTAACATTTACGTTTGTAGTAATTGTTCCAGTTAATTCGATAACTGCATTTTTACCATTTGATAATGCACCGTTCGTATAAGTTAAAGATGCACCGGTTGTTGCGTTAAGAGCAACAGATGAATAACCACCGATTGCTTGTTCTAAAATAAGTAAGTTTGTGTTTGTAATCTGACCCCAAGTTCCTGAGTTTTCTCCAGTTGCTTGTACGGTTAGTTTTAAACTAGCTGATGTAGAATTTGCCATATTTTAAATTCCTTAAATTAATTCATATTATTAAATTTATGCAGCAGTGTCAACTTCTGTCCATCCTGATGTAGAACCTTGATTTACCTCAGTCCATGTTGAAGTTGAGCCTGTATTTACTGGGTTCCAGATAACAGTTTTAAGTGTTCCTTCTTGCATTGTCAAGCCAAAACCTGTCAAATCTACTACTGCATTTCCAACGACTGTTACATCGTCTTCTTGCATAGTCATTTCTTGACCTGTAACTTCTGCTATAGATACTGCATCAACCGTACCTAAATTAGCAGATAATGCTTCTCCTGTTAATGATACTGTTACATCAGTAATTGCAGTAACATCATCTTCCTGCATGGTTAAATCAAAACCAGTTACATCTACAGGAGTTAATGCATCTAAAGTAGCTGTTCCTTCTGCTGCTGTTAATGCTTGACCAGTTGGAGATATAACTGCAGTTCCTGTTGCAGTGACACTTCCTAAATTAGCTGTTAGTTCTTCGTTTTGTACAATGATTGGTCCTACTGCAATTTCAATTGAAACATCATCCAATGCTGCAGTCATTGCCTGACCCGTGGCTACGGCATCAGGGTCTGCATCTACATTACCTTCTGCTGCAGTTAATGCTTGACCAGTTACATCTATTAAACTGATATTATCAATTGTAACATTACCGTCAGCAATAGTTAATGCTTGACCAGTTACATCTGTATTTGCATCTGCAGTTGTTGTTACGGAATCTAAAGTAGCTGTTAAAGCTATACCTGATAAGTCAACGTTTTGACTTATAGAAATTAAAACTGAACCAATAGAAGATGTTAAAGGAAACGAAGATGATTCACCTTCATTCCATGCGCCTTCTCCAAACGCACCTTCGCCCCAAGGTTTATTTTGTAAATCAACTGTAACGTCTTGTGAACCGACGTTCCATGATCCACTTCCCCATGTATTAGAGCCCCAAGGAGCTGACATATAAACCTCCTGTTAAATTAGCCGGAGATTCTTAATATAGCTGCCGTACTTGTTGGATTTGGAAACTGAATTGTGAACGTTCCAGAAGTTGCAGATTTATCTCCACCAAAATCTAAAACAGCAACCGCTGCATTAGTTACAGTAGCAGATGTATTATAAATCAATGCACCTCTAGCAGTTAAAGTCACACCAGTGAATGATAAGTTTGCAAAATCAACTCTAGCTACACCAGCAGTAATCGACGTACCATTATTAACTAATGCTCCGCCACCTGAAGTGTATGTTCCTGAATTTCCTACTTGACCAGTAGTTGTAAAGGAAGTTGTAGCAGAAGTTAAAGTTGCACCTGCGGTATAAAGAGCTAATTTAAAATTATCGCCACCAGTTTGCTTAAAGTTATGCTCACCTTCCAATAATTCTTTTTTGAAAGAATTTGCAATTGCTTGTGTTATAGCCATAGTTTATCTCCTTATTTACCTCCGACTCGAGGAACACCTGATTGATATTCATCTCGTCTTCTTCTTCCCATTTGTTCAATTGAGAAGCCTTCAACTACTTGTTTATACTTTCCTTCGTATAATTGCAAGAGATCATTTGGCCCCTTTAAAAATGAAAATGCTTCTACTAAGCATGCATATAGAAGTCCGTTGGGAAAATTCTGACTTAAATATGTAGTCGTATTACTACTCGATAAACCTTCATCTTTCAAGATATAATTTAATTGAATTTCATAGGTAGAGTCTGGTGTAGGCGCTATTACTATAGTGTCTTTATCCCACATACTGTAATATTTTGGCTCTCCAGTAGCTCCTGTTGAATTATATTCTGACATGAAACTTGTGTCTCTATATTCTAAAAAATTTCTAGTTGAACCGGATCCACCATCTACAATTTGAGCTGATCGAACCACTAATAATCCAGATGGAGTATTTATAAATCTTTGAGAAGTAATTAAATTTGCTGTTGCATATCTTCTATTATTGTCAGAATCTACATCTCTTAAAATTCTAAATTCTGCATTTTCAATAATACCATCAACAATCGTAGATGTTAAAACATTTGAATCTACTTCTGTGTAATCTCTAATTTTTTGTACTAATTCTGAATAAGTCATATTAAGCTGATAACGTTACTGGTCCTGAAGTACAGTTATCTCCTCCTCCGTATACATCACCTGAAGTAGCAGTATTACTACTTACAAAATAATAATAATTAGTTGTATCTGTTATATTACCACTTGAATCTATTTTGCCAAGTATAATACTAAATCCTGATGCACTATCTATATCAGTTACATTATCAAAACTAGGTACATCTCCAAAACCAGTTGCATTACTTGGTCCTCTAAATCTAACCGTACTACCAGCTGATCTATTATGAAAAGGTTCATACACATTTACATAAGTGTTACCTGCATACTTAATTGTTTCAAAAGGATTTGGATTTAATAAAATTAAAACTGCTGGTTCTGTTCTATCCGGTCTAGCATTTTGTAAACCTTGAGGATCTGCAGGTGTTGGTTTTGGTTCTAATTGTGGATGCTTGGGTTCAAATTCAGATGTATGGACTCTTGCTCCATTCCATTCAATAACCATTTCTGTGTATGGAAAAGCCATTCCACTTCTATCCGATATAAATTGTGCATATTTACCATTTGATCTAGACATTTGGATAATAATTTTTTGGGGTTATAAAAGAACTAGATGAAGAACCATCTTCAGTTAAAGCTCTATTCAATTCATCTTCATAAAGTAATTTCATTTGTTGAACAAGTTGTGGATTAAATTTAATTGATAAATAATAAGCAAGTCCTGCTACCATACAAGGTACAAATCTATAAGGTACATCTGCTTCATTTGTATAGGCCCCGGCATCTTGTATTCTACTTACATAATAATAATTTAAAAAGTTTCCGGCTTCAGTTGATCCAGGAGTTAAATATAAAGTGATAGTTACTTTATCAATAAATCTTTGTACAAAATATTGTGATGGGACACCTGTAGATGTTTTATTTGAAAACGCTTGATAAGTTGATCTGTTTATTTTTGTAAGTGGAGTATCAACACTAGATGCATTTCTATAACTTGCTTCTAAAATATCATCAACACCATAAACAGCTGTTGCATCAGAAGTGCCATCAGCAGTTGATCTATACATTGTATATTCTGCTTGACCATTAACTAATGTAATTGAATTATTTTTTACTTGCCAATAATGCAAACCTCTATTCGCCCATTCTTGAAACATTATGTTTAAAGAACGTCTTGCAGTTTTTATATCATTACCAGAATAATCAAATCGACCTACACGTTCGTAAGCTTCAGTAATTATATCATCAATATAAAAACTTGATTCAAAAGTTGTTGTTCCAGAGGTTGCCATCTAGACTCCTATTTATCAATCAATACAGTTGCTTTCGCACTTGTGATTGCACTACAAGTCATTCCACCTTTAAACAGAATTCCATCTTCAGGCATGTTAAATGAAAACACATCTCCTGGAGGAACTTCTGCAGTGAATTGAGTACCATCAACATCTTGTAAAGTTACAGATCCTGTAGTTGTTGTAGTAGTTGTATTAGAAAGAATAATTCCTCTTAATCTTGTTCTACCAGCAAAAACTTGAGCTGCTCCTGTAATCTGTACCGCTTTTACATCACCTTTAGCTGCCATATTTTTCTCCTTAAAAATTTAAAGGAGCCCCGAAGGGCTCCATAATTAATTATGCACCAGTTGCAATGTCTGCACCGTCTTGTACTCTTTTCCAAGTAGTACCATCAGAAAATGCATAAGTAGCTGCGTTAGAAAATCCGTTTGCAACGTAAATCATAACACCATCATTGTCTACTGCACTTAAAGTTTCTCCTGATCTTGTGCCTGATGCAATCGTAACAGTTGATGCATTAGAAACAGTCCAAGAAACTTTTCCACCTTGTTGTGTATCACCAGCGTTTTCGTTAGCACCACCAATGAAACCATTAAGTGCTACGACTGGTCCTGTGAACGTAGTATTTGCCATAGTTATATCCTCCTAGTTATTTCTACATAGTCTCTAGGCCGTCGACTATACGCGTCTATGCAGAATTTTATGTATAGTGATAAGATTTATATACTAGATTTTAATAGAGTGCAAGAGATCCCTAGGAATGATTAACATTTTCAACGATGTAAAGTCCTTAATTAACCAGCGTAAAGATGAACTTCTCCATCTAACGGATTGGTTCGGACTTGCTCTTCCTGTTGCCTGATGATTGATCTAATTACTGTTTTGATCTCATCACCAATAACAGACATTTCAGCGGTAATTTGTCCCTTGTTTT